CTTACAATCTACTTCAATGAATCAAAGGTTTTGGAGTGGTTTGATTATGGCGGAAGACCTGGACACTTCAAGATTGAAGTTGTAAACACAGAGACTGTCGATAAGGATGCAGAAGCATTCCTCAAAGTGCTCAATGATGTCAAGAAGGCATCACAGATCCTCGACACTATCGATGTAATAACAGAGAACTCAACACTCGACCTTCAGTATGTTACTGCAAGCAAGAGCGCAGATATTGTTCAGAGCATCATCCGCGTTCAGCATGTAACCACACTCGACGGAGAGGTGGATTTGAGATATATCGCTACAGCCGCAAGGTCTGATATCGATAAAACCATTATTCAATAAAGGAGGTTAAGACATGGCATTCGTTGAATACATTACAAAACAAGGTCAGGAATACCTTGCGAGGATGCTAAAGGGAGAAATCACTCTCACTTACACGAAAGTCGCAATCGGAGACGGTGCTCTTCCAGATGGCACCGAAGAGGAGGACATGACAGGCCTTGTAAACAAAAAGGTCGACCTCGATATCTACTCCGTAACGAAATCAGATGAGAATGTTGTATCGATTACAGCAATCTATGACAACACTCAAATGCCTAGCGGCTTTTATTTCAGAGAAAAAGGAGTATTCGTCACAGACGGAACTACAGAAATCCTTTTCTCTTATGGTAACTGCGGAATCTACGCAGAATACATCAGCACTCCTACAGAGGGAGTTGTTGAGAAGCAGATCACATCACTGTACAAAGGCTTGATGGGTACGGAGACTGAAATCAACATCACGATTCAGTCTGGCATATATGCCCTTCATTCCGAAGTGCAGGAGGCAATTGACACGGCCAACGAAGCAAAAAAGGCAGTCAAGAGCATTGCTATTCTTGATTATGAAAACGACAATGTTTCATCCGACACAGTATTTGCAGAGGATGGAAGCAAGGTAACAAAGAGATTCACGGACGGAGCCGTAATGGAGACTGTCTTTGAGTCTGATACAAAGATTGTAACAACACTTACTACCAGCAAGCAGAAAGTCACAAAGACAACCGTATTTGCTGATGATGGAAGTGTAAATATCACTACAACAAAGGAGGATATCTAAATGGCATGGGATGAAATCAAACATTCGGTCAATTCCGACTTGAACCTTCCTCTTGATAAGCTTATCAAGCTTACTGCCGACGAACTCAAGAAGGCAATCGAAGAAGGAGGCGGAGGTGGAGGCTCAATGATTAAAATTACCACCGAAACAGATACATTCATCGGAAAGACCGTAACGCTTACCGGAACAGCTGGAACACAGACTGCGGAATTTGGTCCTGAAAAAGTCGTGCTGTTTAAGGTTGGATATACAGGAAACTATGTAGCAACCTGCGAAGGTTACGAGGTGGATATTACAGTATCTGCAATCGGAACGGTCGTTGAGGCTGCTCTTAACGAACATTATTCAGCTGTAAGCATAACAACAAAGTCAACAGAATTTTACGGACTCGCGATAAGCTGCAAGAAGGGAACAGATGTTGTAAAACAGCTCACATTCTCATCCAGCGGAAAAGCCTCAATGAATATCACCACTCCTGGTACATACACATACGAGGTTGAGTATGAAGATAAGACATATAAGTCAAAGGCAATCGTTGTATCTCAGGAAGATATTGACGCCGACAAGACCTATAGCGTAGCCGTAAATTATATCACGGTTTACGGATTCTCAATCAACGGCGCAGAGTCGGATCCTGCGACAATGGTATCCTACAATGTAAACTACGAAGGAAATCCTGTTGCAAATGCAGCTTTCACAAATTATGCAAAGGTAAATCTTTCGAGCGGAGTGTTCTCTGCCGGAGACTGGCAGGAGGCTCTTGATGAATTCATTATGCCTCGCCCTTGTATGCTTAAGAATGATGGAACTGTTGATTACTATTTGAATCCTAACGACTTCACAAAGAAAGAGAACGGAGCTGCTTCTGATGTCAAGAATACATCGTATGCTGGAAACGCAATGATGGAGTGGGGAAAGAACGACAAGAAGCTCTGGTGGAAAGTAGTTCCAAGCACTGACAAGAAGAGCGGAACAGTTTATATTGCAGACGGACAGGCTGATGAAGGCTTCCATTGCTACAATCATGTGGATTGCACCGGTGCAGTAAAAGAGCACTTCTATACTCCTATCTATGCTGGCTCTTACATCTCAAACAAAATGAGATCATTGTCCGGACAGACAACCGGAGTAAGCCAGACAGGAACAACAGAAATCTCTTACGCCACTGCAAACAACACAGGAAGCGATAAGCACTGGTACACAGAGACTCTCGTTGATAGAATGCTCATCAACTTCTTGCTTATTCTTATTAGCAAGACAACTGATTCACAGACTGCATTCGGATACGGCAGATGTTCATCTTCGAATTCAAGCGCAATTGCAACTGGAACAATGGATGCAAAAGGTTTGTTCTGGGGCTCATCAGACCAGACAAGCGGCGTAAAAGTATTCGGTATGGAAAATTACTGGGGTAACACTTGGAGACGAATTGCAGGTCTTATCAATGCAAACGGAACCATTAAAATTAAGCTCACTCCAGGAAAGACAGACGGATCCACAGCAACAGAGTACAACACTGACGGAACAGGATACATTTCACTCGGAGCTTTGACAGGCGGAACAAACGGAGGAAGCATTTCAGAAATGCAGTTCAACGAATACGGAATGTATGCAAAGACTGCAAGCGGTTCATCATCGACATACTATCCTGATGGATATTGGTTTAATAATAACCAGAACAATTACGCCTTTGTCGGTGGCGCCTGGTACGACTCGCTTCTCGTTGGTGCTCTTTGCGTCGATCTGAACAACCTTGTTTCGGACTCGTACACGTCCATTGGCGCCTGCCTTTCTTATAAATAAACTCATTAAGAGAGGTGAATTGACCGCCTGCGGTCAAGAGGGGAGCCTCCTCCCCTTATTAAGTTAAAAATAAAAAGAAAATATATAGGGACTTGTGGTGCGACTCGCCTTTGTCGGTGGCAACTGGAACAACTCGCTTCTCGATGGTGCTCTTTACGTCAATCTGAACAACCTTGTTTCGAACTCGAACACGAACAATGGCGCCTGCATATCTTATAAATATGGAACAATAACTAAATGCACCACCTGTTCCTCTCCCCTTGGAGAAAATTGTCCACAATGAGATGAGGTTAGTAAGCAATGAAAGCCACATAGGACTATAAGAAAGGACGATATGAAAACTTACAAGAATTTATATCAGACGTTCTTGTCGGATGAAAACATCCGCGAAGCGATTATGAATGCCTCCAAGCACAAGAGGAAGAATAATCACAGAAACACAATGCTCAAGGAGATGAGAGCTAACCCTGATAAATACATTGAGAAGGTAAGAAGTGATGCTGCAAACTTCCAGAACAGCACACATCATCCCATTAAGATATATGATGGAATATCTGCCAAAGTTCGAACCATCATAGTACCAGATGTCAGAGAGCAGGTCGTACATCACATGATTGTACAGACCTTAAAACCTATGATGTCAAAGGGAATGTATTATCATTCCTACGCATCCATTCCGGAAAGAGGAGCACACAAAGCGAAGAGGTACATCATTAGATGGATTCGCAAGGATCCTGCGAATGTAAAGTACTGCTTGAAGATGGATATCAGAAAATTCTTTGATTCGGTCGACCATGAAGTATTAAAGAATCGGCTCAGAAAGTACATCAAAGACGAGAAGTTCTTGACAATAGTCGAAACCTTAATTGATGCAACCGACAAAGGTCTTCCGCTAGGATTTTATACATCGCAATGGCTGTCGAATTGGCTCCTTCAAGAATTGGACCATTACATAAAAGAGCAACTCGGAGCAACCTATTATGTCAGATATATGGACGACATGGTTGTGTTTGGCTCTAACAAGAAGAAGCTCCACAAGATAAGAAAAGGCATAGAGAAATATCTCAACAATGAGCTCAATCTCGAAATGAAGGCAAACTGGCAAGTGTTCAGATTTGACTACATTGCAAAGGACGGAACTCACAAGGGCAGATTTCTTGATTTTATGGGATTTCGATTTTACAGAGACAAAACCACCTTAAGGCGTTCTATTATGCTTCGCTGCACCAGAAAGGCAAAGAAGATATCAAAGAAGGAGAAAGCCTCGATATATGAAATTAAGCAGTTCTTATCGTATCTCGGATGGCTAAATTCCACAGACAGTTACGGATTGTTCCAGGAATATGTCAAACCATATGTAACCGTAAACAAGATGCGCAAGCGCATCTCAAATTACGATAAAAGACAAAAGAAAGGAGCAAAGATATGTGGTACAAAGCAATGTCAAAAGATGAGCCAAAAATCATCGACACAGAGTCCTCAAGCAAGTACAACTACCTCAGAAGAAATATAGAAGAGGTTGAAGTCAAGACTGGAGAGGATGAAACAACGACAATGTTCGAGTACGAAGAGGCAAAGTTCTTAAAAGACGACCTCGGAATCATCGGATATTTGGACGCTTACATCACAGAGCAGGTAGCAGCACAGGATACAATTCAGGCCGACATCTTGCTCAATCAGATGGACATGCTCAATAACCAGACAGAGCAGGACGGAACACTGGCACTTATTTTAGAGAATATTTTATAGGAGGTATGCTATGGCTACAAGTTATTTTAAGACAGTTAAGAGATACTACGATAAAGGTATCTATGACAACGATTCAGTTGCTAAATTCGTAAAGGCTGGCAAGCTCACACCGGAAGAGTACGAGCAGATCACAGGCGAACCTTATGAGGAACAGTAATCTCGTTGAAATAGTAGAGACTCAATCGACCATTATCAAAATGCAATCCGATGTAATTAACAGCCTTTTCGGTCAGCTGATGCAGCACATCACGGCCGAGGAGGCTGGTTTACTTCCAGAGGTCAAAAAGATAAACGAGATTGCATCTTTACTACCGAACACATACACAGGAGGGGAATAATGTCAGAACATTGGTTCACAATACTTCAGATCACATATACTGCCCTCATTCCGATATTGCTTGCCAGTATCAAATATTCTATCTCAAAGCATATGAACGCAAATGACAACGGAAAGAAAGCAGATATGCTCATCCTTCGTCTTTGTCTTATTGATATGCATGATAGATACATGGAGCAGGGGTATATCAGTAGAGAGTCTTATGATACTTTCGATGAAATATGGACTCTTTACACGGAGGGTTACAAAGGAAACCATTTAACAGAGAAGTTCAAGAGTGAAGTTGACACCTTAGAGCTTCGAGGATAAGGAGGCAATATGTTTAAGAATTCAGTATTTAAGTTTTCTGTCAATACAAAAAAGTGGGCTAAAGCTACATTGGTTAGATGCGTTAGAACATTTGCTACATCAATGGTGTCTTTGCTTCCAACATCTGCGGTTGCATTAGGGGAAATCAACTGGGCCTTTTGCTTAAGCGCATCAGCTACAGCAACAGTGGTGATTTTCTTCACATGTTTGGCCGGCATCCCAGAAGTAGAAAGCGAGGAATAGTCTATGAGATATGTTCAGGATGGAGAAATCTACAACTCAAAAGATGAAGCTCCTGACATGCACTCGATTGAGTGTACAGGAGTAGAGAGTGGAAATGTCCGCTCTTACCAGTGCTTATCATCAGATGCACAGTATCTTCCAAAATATGACGATTTAGGAGCTGGTTCAACAGCTCTTTGCGTTGACACCGGGGATGCGTACATTTATCACAAGGCATCAAAACAGTGGATGCCTGTATAGGAGGTAGAATATGGCAGGAATTAACGGCTTTCTTGCGTGGGTATTAGGCAGGAAATACACAAAAGACACTGCACATTCGATGGGAGCTGTCAAAGGCGCACCTTGTACCGTACAGGGTTCAGAGTACGATGCTGACGGCAATACAGTAGTGACTCTCGGATGGAAGGACTCGAACAATTTATCTTATACCACAAAGGTGACAATCAAAGCTGGAGTTTCTGTTAAGGATGCTGTTATTGATGAAACAGGACATCTGATTATGACATTATCGGATGGAACTGTAAAGGACGCTGGACTTGTAGAGGGGCTGTCGGAACTGACAGCTCCATTAACAGCAACCGTAGCACTCGGAACAATCACTCCAGGAAAGACTTATCCGAAGGGTACGTCAATTGAAACCATATTAAGAGATGCTCTTATTAAGGTTGAAGCGCCAGGAACAACTCTGGCCACAACTCCAAGCAGAGCAATCTATGATGTGGCAGAAGAGCAACTTGAAACAATTACACTTAAGGCGACTGTCACAAAGAAAACTCATCCTGTGGCAAGCGTCAAGTTCTTCATAGGAGATATGCTTATCGAAGCGCAGACAACAAGAGTCGAGGCAGGAGGAGTATTCTCTTGTAATTACACACCGACAAATCCAATTAAGGAGACAACAACCTTCAAAGCTGTTGCAACAGATACCGAAGGCAATTCGGCACAATCAGCTGTTCAGATTAGCTTTGTAGGAAAAACATATTTCGGCATCGTGGATCCTACGACCGGCGAGCCGACAGAATCAGAAATCAAAGCTCTTGGAAGCACACTCAAAACAGTCAAAGGATATGTTTACAAAGGAATCGTATGTGATTTCAACAAGGTTGTATATGCTTATCCTCAGACCTTCGGAGCTTTGTCATCCATCAAGGATGTAGATAACAATATTAACTACACAGGAAGCTTCACCAGAACAAGTATCAAGGTGGATGGCATAGATTATTATTGCTACACACTCAATGAGCCTACTGGAGCTGATGGAGTTGACCTTACATTTGCATAAAAAGGAGATAAATCATGGCAATCAGTGTCCTTGACAATTTTTCAATTAAAAAACAAGCTCCTAACGTGGAGAGAGATTTGTTTGAGACTGTTGCAGATATGGTCGCATTCAGCGAGAACTATCTTCCTGACGTGTTTGAATGTAATGTCAAGGAAGATGGCAAGAGATACAGATATATGCGCTCAAATGCCGATGATGACACTCTCGGAAAGTGGAGAGAGGTCACAGGTGGCGATGTGGACATGTCTGAATATTACACCAAAGTCACAACCGATGAGCTCCTTGCAGCAATTCTTCAGAGCAGCAAGGAATTCACAGATGAGCAGATTGAACTCCTCAAAAAAGACGGAGCTTTCGCCTGTGATGAAAAGCCGGTGTTTGAGGATGGCAAAATCCATTACAAAGAGGATGGAGAGGACAAAGAGACTACCAGAACCGATGCATGGTTCTATTATGTAATCGATAATGTCCTTTATCAGACAATCTTCATCAATGGAGTTGATAAGACCATCATATCCGGTGGCGGAGTTGACTTCTCAGAATTCGTAAAGAAGACCGACGGAGCAAAGGCTATCACATTTGAAGATGATGCTCATCCGCTCTGGACCGATGTTGACAAGGCTATCAAAGGCCTTATTGCAAAAGTCGAGTATATCCTTCCGGAGATTAAGTCATTCACCGTAACTCCATCGACTACAACCTATGAAAAAGGTCAGAGTGTATCTGATTTACAGTTTGCATGGGCTTATAACAAAGATATCACATCACAGAGCCTCTCAGATGTTGCTCTGACAGATGAGACAGACAGATCAGTAACATTTGCAGGTCCTCTTACAACAACAAAGACATTCACTCTGACTGCATCGGACGGAGAGAATTCGGTTAAGAAGGACATCGCAATTGCGTTCAGAGATAAGCTCTACTATGGTTCAGCTGCAATCCCTGCCGACTATGATTCGGCATTCATCCTCGGACTATCCGGAAAGCAGTTCGCCACAGCAAAGAAGGGTTCATACACAATGACTGTAGGCTCTGGAGAATATGGATTCATTGCATTCCCTTCAAGCTTTGGCAACCTCGCAAGCGTATTCATCGGGGGATTCGAAACCACAGTTGAAAACTGCGGACAGATTTCCTTCACAAATGCGAGCGGTGGAGTTGCTCTTTATAACATTTACAGAACAGGTCGAAGCGACCTTGGAACAATAACAATGGAGGTGAAGTAGAATGTCGGTAAAATTAGCTGATACACTAAAACCTATGAATGACAGCTTTCCTGTTGCGGAAGGTGTAGACATTGATGTTGAAATCAACGGCACTCCAAAGAGACTCCAGAAGGCTATCGAGGACGGAGATATCGGAGGAGGCGGCGGAAGCTCTATCCAGTATGAGGAAATGCCGGTACCAACAGAAGAGCTGTCAGGTAAAATTGTTCAGTTCGTCGGAAATACTGGAACATACCTCAACGGAAGATTTTACAAGTGCGTTCCTGGAGAGAATGATTCTTGGAAGTGGGAGCTTATCGAGGATGACATCTCTGACAATGCAGTTGTTTTCGAAGTGCCAGAAGAGGAGAGTGAGCCTTCAAGCGGAGACAAGCTCTCCGCTATCGTTGGAAAGTTCCTTAAGATGTTCAGATCATTCATTGACGATACAAGCACAACCTCTCTCAAGAAAACATGGTCCGCAAAAAAGATATCAGACAAAATCAAATCTGTTATCGATGATGCAGCCACAGAGAGTACCGAAACCACACTCTCGGCGAAGAAAATAAATGCGTCTTTTGTGGACAAAGTACCATTCAAATTTGGTATCACAGATGATGGTCAATATGGTTATATAAAGGATGGTGCTGATACAGTTACCCCTTTTAAGAGT